AACAACATTTCCTCCCCAACATGGGTGGTTTCGTTGGCTAACAACACTAGCGGTGTGATTATTTCTGACGGCGTTAACTTCCGTGCCAACGTGTTGGCTGGTACTCCTACCATTACGTTGTACGCTACCAACGGCGGTCAAAACGCCAGCGGTACTTACAACTCTTGATAGGGGCACACCATGAACGCGAATAATGTAGGCGCACGTTACCCTGATAGTTTTGGCAACTTTGCCCTTTCCACTGCACAACCTATTTATTTGGGAGCTACTGGAAATGCTGTTACCACGCTGTCTACAGTTGGCTCAACTTACATCGTTCGCCGTGTGACCGTTGCAAATGCAAGCGGAAGTGTTGCTCTCGCAAACGTGACTATTCTTACCAGCAATGATGGGAATACAAGCAATGCAGTGACCAATGCTGCTGCTCTAACTACTGTTACAAGTTCTACTAAATTCCAAGACTTAGCCCTGTCAACAGCGGCAGGGACTACGGTTTATAGCGGCGCTTTGTATGTGTATGTTGGAACAGCAGCAGCAGCTAACAACTCTGTTGAAATTACGGTTTACGGTGACGTTGTAACACTATGAGTTCAGTTATCTATGTAACCAATCGTGGCGATACCAAACTCCGTGATGGATGTGGCGGTACGTTTTACGACTTCCCTAAAGATGAAACGGTTGAGATTCCGTTAGAAGCCGCAAGGCACATCTTTGGTTACATGGCATCAGACAAGATTCCGCACTTGACTCGCTTGGGTTGGGCGCGGAGTTTTGCAGAAATAGACAAAGGATTTGAGAAGTTGGCAGAGTTTGAAATCTCTGAACAGCCTCCCGAAAAGAACCGTTCGTTACCCTCGGCGGTTGGCGTAGTAGCTCTGAGGATTGAAAAATCCCCAGAGCGAAAGTCCACCCAAAGGGCCGCTTAACATGGACGCCAAATGGCAACACTCTCTTCCTACCTTACGGAAGTACAGCGACTCTTGCATGACGCAAACGCTGTCTTCTGGTCTACCTCGGAGTTAACGGACTACATCAACGATGCCCGTGAACGAGTAGTAAGAGATACTGGTTGCCTTCGAACTTTACAAGTAACATCTACGCCCATTTCCAATACTGGAGTTGTGGCAATACCGTGGTCTAACGGTTTAGTTGTAACTGCTGGACAGTTTGTTTTTTCAAACGTGTTCATCTACCAAGTCATTATTGGTGGAACCCTTGCAACAGATTCTGCGCCTTACCCCGCATCTGGTTACGCATTCCCCCCTTCTGGCACGTTTACCAACGGCACAGCCACCCTGCAATACTCAAGCCCTGCTGAAATTATCAGCCTGGCTGCTTTGCCTAACGGCATTCAAACGCTGGATGTTCTGAACGTCACCCTGTATTGGGGAAACAGCCGCATTCCCTTGCGTTATTTGCCGTGGAGCCAGTTCAACTCTCAACTTCGCTATTGGCAAAACTACGTAGGCCGTCCTATTTGCTTCAGCACATACGGTCAAGGACAGTTGTACATTGCGCCTGTGCCAGATCAATCCTATCCTATTGAGGTGGATACAGTTATCTTGCCCACAGCTTTGTCACTCACCAACCCGAGTGTGGTGGACAGCATTGTTGACCCCTACACTACCCCTGTTGCTTTCTACGCCGCTTACAAAGCCAAGTACAAAGAACAGAGCTACGGTGAAGCAGAAATTTACAAACAAGAATACGCCAAGCATGTCCAGGCTGTTCTTAACTCAGTCTATACACGCCGCATTCCTGACCCCTACTCTTCCTTTTAATCATGGCAACAGCAGAACAGAAAAAATCATACGCTGTTGTCAAAGCCTTCAAGGGATTAAATACCAAGGCCAACCGCACGGCTATCGACACAGAAGAGTTTGCGTGGATTGAAAATGCCATGCCTATAGGCTCTGGCAACATCAAAATTACCCCTGCCCAGACCACTGTCAAAGATTCTGGAAATGCTGCTGTTTCTTTTGGAAATACGGTTACTTTTCTTACATCTTCAAACTTAGGGCTGAGCGATTACATTCTGGCGTTTGAAGACAATGGACGGGCTGAATATTTTAAGATTGACAGCGCCACCAAAGGTAACGTGGCTGTTTCGGGGACGTTTTCTAACTCTGGCGTGACTACCGCACAGTACAAAAACGAACGTATCATCATTGGTGACCCTAACAAGGGTTTGTCATCTTGGGATGGCAACAGTGTGGTGAACATTGGTTCTGTGGGCATTATTGGTATCACAAACCCAGGTTCAGGTTATTTGTCTGCCCCTAGCGTGACCATCAGCGCCCCCAATGACGCTAACGGTGTACAAGCCACGGCTGTTTGCACCATCACAACAGGGGCTGGTGGGCTTGCCAGTATCAACGTAACTGCGGGTGGAACCGGTTATACCGCTGTACCAGGTGTAGTTATCGGCGCACCTAACGTAGAAGGTGGTCAACAAGCGCAAGCAGTAGCAACTATCTCTGGTGGTCTTGTTGTTGCTGTGTCAATTACTGTTGCAGGTTCAGGCTATACCTCTGTTCCGTCTGTCAGCTTTTCTTCTGGCGCAGCAGCCGCTACCGCTGTACTTACAACGGGACAGGTCAACACTGTTACCCTCACAAATGCGGGTACAGGTTACACATCTCAACCTACAGTGACCATTTCAGCCCCGCCAAGCGGGACAACTGCCACTGCAATTGCCTCCTACAACACCTTTGCAACCGGCACACTGTCGGTTTTGGTGACTAACGGGGGCACAGGGTATGGTGCAAGTGGCTCATTCTCGGTGAGCTTTGCTGGTGGTGCAGGTGGATCTGGCGCAGCAGGTAAAGCAATTGTCAGTGGCGGCGCTGTTATCTCCGTCATCATGACCAACCCTGGCAGTGGCTACACATCTGCCCCTACTGTGAGCTTTTCAGCAGGTAGCGGCACAGGGGCAACCGGCACGGTCGTTCTCAACAGCGATACCATTGTGGATGTAGCCACGTTTTCAGGCCGTGTTTGGGTTGCGGCAGGGCGTACTGTCTACTACAGCGCCGCAGGGTCTTACAGCGACTTTACAAGCGTTTCAGCAGGGTCTTTCACCATCACTGACTCCACTCTGCACGGCAACATTCAAGCCTTGCTGTCTGCCAACAACTTTTTGTACATCTACGGCGATGACAGCATCAACGTATTTTCAGATTTACGGGTGTCCAGTGCAGGGTTAACCCTATTCACCAACACCAACGTAAGCGCCAGCGTGGGTTCAAAACGCTCTTTTGCCATATTCCCGTACTTCCGTTCTGTTCTGTTTATGAACGACTACGGCATGTACGCTCTTGTTGGATCTACCACCAGCAAAATATCTGACCAGCTTGACGGAATCTTTCCGTACATAGATTTCACCAAACCCGTGACGGGTGGACAAGTTTTGCTCAACAGCATTTTGTGCGCTGCGTTCTCGTTCACCTACAACGACCCGTTATCCAGCTCCAGACAGATACAGTGCATCTTCTTTGACAAGAAATGGTTTGTCACCAGCCAGGGAAACATCACTTACATGACTTCTGTGCCTGTTGGTGGTTTGATTACGATGTATGGCGTTACTGGAACTGCCCTCTACAAGATGTATTCCAGCACTACAGCGTCCATCAACAGCACCATCAGAACGGCTTTGATGCCTATGGGTGACCCCATCCGTACTAAGCAAGCCCTGAAGTTTGGTATTGAGGCCACGCTGACGCAAGGTGCGGTGTTGACGGTGACGGTAGACAGTGAGTCTGGCTCTAGCCCTGCTTACACGTTAAACAACGCTGTCACGTGGGTGAATAACTACGGCTCTACACTGACCTGGTTAAATAATTCCAGCGCAACTATTGGCTGGTTGACGGCTTCCGGATATGCTCTGTACAAGTCAGACGCACAGCAATACGGCAAGTATTTAGGTCTGACAATGACATCATCAGACCCCGCATTTGTGTACAACACATTTGAATTTGAACATGAATTACGAGTGAGGTTCTAACATGGCTGTTCCCTATACCTTTGGCACTGCAACCGCTGCCATCCCGTTGTCCCAACTGGACACTAACTTTGCTACTGCAATTACGCTAGGCAATACTGCTGTCTATTTGGGAAACACCACTACCAGTATTGGCAACCTGACGCTGACAAACGTCACTATCAGCAGTGGTAGCGTAACCATTACAGACACGACTGTATCTGGCAACGTCACACTATCTGGAGGCACAGCCAACGGAGTAGCGTACCTAAACGGCTCCAAGGTACTGACTACGGGGTCGGCGCTGACGTTTGATGGGACTACATTTTCGTCAATAGCATCTGCCACAACAGCGGGAAACTTTAAAGCCACAAGCAGCACAGCACAAGTTTTAAACGTAACTGCTTCAAATGATGCAAACACTACGGTTGGTTTGCTTGTTTTGGGTTCTGCTGCTGGTTCAATAGGCATGTTGGGCGCTGGCGCTCCAGCTCTTTACACAGCGGCAACTGAACTGAACTTGATGGCAAACAATGCCAGCGGTGTGATTAAATTTGCTGCGGGTGGTAGCTCCGAACAAATGCGCCTGACCAACACAGGGTTGGGTATTAAGAAAAGTAACCCTGTTTGTGCATTGGATGTTGTGGGTATTGGTCAAACCAGTGGTAATTTTTTGGCTGGATTTGGCAACACGGTTGCTGACATTGTTGCAAGTTCAAGCGTAGCCAATGGGGGTGCTGGATTTAGTGAATTTTTGTTTGGCAATGCAAGCGGAAACTCTCGCGGGTATTTAAGTTATTCCCACGCAGCAGATGCTTTATCAATAGGTACAACAGGGACAACCAAAGCCACCCTCGACTCCTCCGGTAACCTTGGACTGGGTGTTACTCCAAGTACAGGTGGCTATGGTGTTGCATTTCAAATTGCTCAAGCTGGTGATGGCGGCGCAATTACGGCTCAAGCCATTAGCGCCAACAACTATCCAGTTAATTTAACGGCTAACGCAATTAGCAGTGGCTCAAGTACTTGGAAGTATTCAAATACAGACGCATCTTCAGCTAGTCGTTATCAACAAGTTGCTGGTGCTCATTCTTGGTACACCGCCCCCTCTGGCACAGCAGGTAATGCCATCACGTTTACTCAGGCGGCTACATTAGATGCCTCTGGTCACTTTATGATTGGTACTACAAGTACAACAGGAAGTGCATCAAACGACAAGATAGTTGCAGGCGGTAGATTTAGAACTGTATCTGGCTCTGTATCTGCCGCAACCGCAACCGCAACCACTTTATTTACTGCACCGACCGCATTGGCTGCTTGGCTTGTAACAGTTAATGTGGATGCTGATTCTGTACTTTATTCCGCAACTTATATTGTAAATACACAGGGTGGTTCTTCAACTGTTGCAACTTTAATTTACAAAGGTAGTTTAATTTCTGTTTCAGTTTCTGGGTACAACGTACAAGCAACTCAAACATCTGGTGGAACAGCGACTATTCAATATTCTGCTGTTCGTATTTTTTAATTGGAAACAAAATGAATCAAGCATTAGTCGCAGAATACTTTGACCACAAGGATGGTCATTTGTATTGGAAGAAAGTCATGCACCCTAACAAGCAATATCTTGTTGGTAAGGAGGTTGGCTCTATCCATCCTACAGGCTATCGTCATGTCACTTGGATGGGTAAGCCTAACAAGGTTCACAGATTGATTTTCTTGCTTGAGCATGGTTATCTACCAAAAGAGATTGACCATATCAATGGTGACCGCCAAGACAACCGATTGGAAAACTTGCGTGAAGCCACTAGAAGCGAAAACCAATACAACAAGGGTATGTGCAAGAACAACACATCTGGTAGCCGTGGCGTGTCATGGCACAAAGCATCAAAGGCTTGGGTTGTGCGTGTTTCGGTTAACCAGAAAAGCAAATTGATTGGTTATTTCAAGGATTTGGAATTAGCTGATTTGGTTGGCACAATGGCAAGAGAAAAGTATCATGGCGAATTTGCCAGACACTAACCATTAAAGGAAATATCATGTCCGCAACAATCACTTGGAGCATTTCTCAGCTTGACTGTTTGCCACAGGCCGAAGGTCAGGTAGACGTAGTTGTGACCGCACACTGGTCATGTACAGGCACACAAGAGCAGAATGGCACAACCTACACAGGTAATGTCTACTCTACTTGCTCCTTCACCTACACAGGTGGTGCGTTTGTGCCCTACAACCAACTCACACAGCAAGATGTGTTGAACTGGTGCTGGTCTTCTGGTGTTGACCAATCCTCCGCTGAAACAGCAGTGCAGACTCAAATCAACAACCAGATCAACCCACCTATCATCACACCTCCACTGCCCTGGGTGACTGCATGAGTACACAAGCGTTTACACCCACAGGCAACACTGTCACCTTCACCGGTGTCATTACTACGCCTCCTACGCCCGTACAGGCTGTTTCCAGCACACTGGGTGGCAACCAGTACCGTATCCTTAATGCCGGTTCTGTAACCGTCTTTCTGGGTATAGGCACAACTGCCGCTAACGCCACTGCCAACGCCACTACGGTGGTCAGCACTGCGCCAGCAATTCCCCTGCTTGCCGGTACTGACGAAATCTTGACGTTCACCCCCAACGCTTACTTCACCGGCATTACCGGCAGCAGTACAGCAGTGGTGTACATAACCCCTGGTGATGGTTCCTGACCTATGTTAAAAACCGTTAGTTCTATTGCCAATTACATTGGTGCGCTTAATTACAAGGGCACGTGGAATGCTTCTACCAACACCCCTACACTTGTGTCTGGTGTTGGCTTGAAGGGAGATTACTACGTAGTCTCCGTAGCTGGCAGTACGAATCTTGACGGTCAAACACTTTGGGGTGTCGGTGACCTTGCTTGTTTCAACGGTTCTGTCTGGCAAAAGATAGATGGCGGGGACACCAGCATTATTTCTGGCCTGACTGTTACTACCCTCACAGGGTACATGTA